TTTAAAGCCTCTATTGATTTTGCATTTACTTCAACTGGGAGTTCAGTTTCACCTTCCATTTGAGGGATTAACTTTTGTTGATAGTATTGAGGGTTTTTAGTAAGGTTTTTTAATACTTTTTTCTGTGCTTTTAATACATCATCTTTAGTAAGATCTTCAATATGCATACTATCACCAGCATTATCTGCAACTCTGTTTCCTATTGCATCAACAACAACACCTAATTCATAATCCATACCTCTAGTATATTCATATGGATTAACCATATCAATAGTTTTAGTAAAAATTTCAACATCTTGTTTACCAGTTGATAACTTTTTTTCAGATATCATACCTTTATTCTTTAAGATTTGTACAGTATCTTTAAAGTTATTACTTGCAGTGATAAAAGGTAAATTAATATCTCTACGAACTTCGTATAGGAATTTTTGCTGGGTTACTTCCTCAGCTAATACCTTGTTATATAATTCTTGTGTTGTCATGTATATAAATATTTATCGTCCTTGTCCTCTGTATTATTCGGTCAGTCCTTTAATTCTATTATTTAAATCTTGTAATTTTTCGTTAATTCTAGTAATAGCTTCACGAGTACGGTTTAAATATGTCATACCTTCGTTACTTGCTTTTAATTCTTTACGCATTCTTTCAGTAAATGAAACAACTTTACTCATTTCATCAATTTTACGTCTCATTTCACGTACAGCCGTGTGTAATTGTTGTGTAGGTGTACGAAATTGTGATTTTTTCTTAAATTGTGAATATCTTGCTTCCCTTAATATATCAGGTTTAATCCACTCTGTACCTTCTTCATCAGTGTACATATTAAACGCAGCAACTATTTGATCTTGTAGATTTTCATCTTTTAAATCAGCAATNATATCNGCNAATCTTTCAGGACCTATGTCATGAACTAACTTTATAAGTATTTGTCTTGATACTCCTCCACTTGCTTCATCTATATTTTCATTAGTTTGGAATCTTTTGTAAGCATCAGGATAGTTTTTTCTAATGTGTGTTCTGTATCTATTAAATTCTTCTTTTATTTTAGTAGCTATATCATCTACAACGGCATCATCAGTTTTTTGATCTAAAACTGTCATAGCTTTTCTTAATTCATCAAATTCTTTATATACTGAATCAAAAGCTGGTACATTTTCTACATCCCAAGAAATCCCACCTGTAACTGGNTCTATATTTGTTATAGTGTATTTAGTTCCCCCTTCAATATCAGTATCACCAACTTTAAGATCACCCTTAGATACTTTAGCTAATTCTGATACAGAAGCAGCATCTTGGGTATCCATATCATATCCAGTATTATCACCAGCCCATGCTTGTGAATCTGTAAAATCAGTAACAGGATTAAATTTTATTGCTTTTTTAGCTTTTTCAAATAGTTGTTTGTAATCTATAAATTTAGATTTTCTATTAGGAATAGATGGATTAGGAATAGTAAATGGTTCTCCTATTTCATCTTTTTTCTTTTTAAAAGCTTTAGGAGTAGCATATTGAGCACCTGTACCTGCTGTAAAAGAAGCACCAGTTCCAGTAGTGCTCATTTCTTTATTTAAACCTTTTATTTTAATTTTTTTCATACCACCTTTATTTCCCTAGAAAGTTCAAGATATTGTAGTAATGCTACCAAATGATCATCTTTTATTTTTCTAGATTCTAAAATAGGTTCAATAAGGTTTATAACTTCTTGAATTTTAATTTTAAGTGCTGGTTCTTTTATTTTGTCTATATTTTCTTTTAATATAGTTGTTATAGCTTCAAATTTAGAATTTAAAAATTCTTTAAGTTTTGGAGCATCCGTAGCACTATTTATGTATTCTTTTAATACTTCTTTTTGATCAGTAGTTAAACCATCAAATCTAGTATTATATTTTTCAAGCATTATTTTATAAGTAAGAGCACGTGTTCCTTTATCTAATTTCATTAAATCTTCAACTAAAGGAGTTAAAGAAATTTTAGTATCAGGATTTGAAGTAATATGCTCTAAAATATTAATTTTTGATGTAATAATAGATTCTGGATTAGCAAATTTTGTATTATTATGTGATTCTAAAAGAATATAGGTTGATGCTAAAAGCTTATAGCTTTTAATTTTAGCCTGAAAGAAATCAACCATATCAAAATTTTCTTTTATCTCCTTAATAAGGTTATATTTCTCTTTTGATAATTGATCTCTATTTAATTTTCTAGATAAATCAAGTACTGTAGATAGTACTGATTCGGCTTTGCCTTCAGATAGTGAAATTGAATTGTTTATTGTCTGGTATAGTTTGTTTTCATTGGCTAGTTCACTTTTAGTAAAATATTTTTTTACTAATGATGCTGCCTTAGAATTGCTGTTATTCATAGCATCGGAAGTGATCTTCCTTACTAGAAGTTCAAACAGAATACCAGTATTCTTGTACTTGTTGTGTTTTACTTTCATAAGTAGTGCGCTACTGTCAATAAATATTAAACTTATTCTATCTCTTCACGAATATTGTCCTCATCTAACAATTTTTCACCTTCGAATAGATTAACTTTTGTTTTAAACATACCTTTCAACATTTTCTCATTTTGAGCAAATACTGATTTAGTATTTAAATTTTCTAAAGCCATTCCTGCATTAGATAATCCTGGCCTTTCTTCTTGTCCTGATTTGCTTTTCATTCTACTAGAGCCAAGGGGATCTTTACCTAAATTGCTATCTTGTGTACCATAATCAGATACAGAACTAACGGGTCTTCCTGGGTCTAATGCTTGTTCTGGATATTGTGGATCATTAACACCATATCCTGTAGGAACACCTTTACTTCCTGGGTATCTTCCGGCACCATATAAAGAAGCTAATGAATGTGGTGTACCATATGCTTCACCTGATGCAGCTGGATCATTTCCTTCTGCTTCAATTTGGTTTTCTCTAAATTTACGTTTTTGATCTTCAATAATTAAATCTCTATATTCTTGATACTGATCCTCACTAAAGTGGAAAATATTATCATAAATCCAATCTGTAGGCATTAATTTAGTATCCATCATTTGTTGAGCTAAATCAACTTTTTCTTTTAATAAAGCTGTTCTTTCTTGATCATATATAATAGAGGGTGTAGTTAATGATAATTCAAAATTTGTTAATGCAGAATCATCATATCCTTGTGCATATAAGTGTACTAAAGCAATTTTAGTTAACTCAGATATCATTATCTTTTGTATTCTTTCAACGGTTCTAGCAAATCTAATATCTTCAGCAGCTAGTGTTGCTTTACCTTCAAGATCAGCTTCATATCCTAAATAAGCTTTTGGAACTTTAAGTGCAGAGAATAATTTATCTCTTAAATAAGTTACATCTTCAATAGCAGCATAATCTAATCCTTTTGTTGTTTCAATTCTAGTTGTAGCATCTCCACCTCTTACAGGAATATAAAAATCTTCTAATATGTTTTGCATATTAAATTTTAAATTATAATCACCCGTATTTGGATCAACATAAGGAGTTTTCTTCATTTTGTTAATCATACGTTGCATGTATGTTTCTACTTCATTTGGTGGTATATTCCCAACATTTACAAAGAAAGTTCTTTTTTCTGGAGCTCTAACTATTCTATGGATTAACATTGCATCTTCCATTAATGTCATTTGCTTCCATATTTTTCTTCCTGGTTCAAGATAGGATCTACCATAAGGTAAATAGTTAAAATCAGATAATAATCTAAAATGTGCCATTTCATAATTATCAAATACTACTTCTTCACCAGTATTAACACCCACACCCGGTGATATTTGTTGGAATCCTAATGGGTTTTCAGATACTGAATAACTAGGATCATATTTAAATTTAACATCAGCAGGATTAGCAGGATCCGAACCTTCTACTCTCATAATAGTATAAGAAGAAAAAGGGATTACATTAAATACTCCAAATTTTTCTGATATTTCTAATTTTAAATAAAAGTCTCCATATTTTAACATATTACGTGCCCAAGACCATAGATTAAATTCTATATTTAGTACATCATAAAATAAGTTATATAATATTTTTTGTATTGTTTCATCAGCTGAACGAATTTGTAATACTTCGCCCATATCATTTCTTAAACAAGATTCATCAGATACTATGTCTAATGCAGATGCAACAATAGAATCAGTATCCATTGCCTCATAATCTGTATATAATTGAATTCTAGTAGAAGGGAAATTAGCCTGCTGCATTGTGTTATAATTCAGCCCTCCTGTAGTGCTATACAACTTATTAAACCTATCGTATAGTGAGTTTGTTTGTAGTTGACCTAAGTTTTGTATTTGGTTAGAATCTATTACTTTAAGTTGATTCCCCCCAACATTTCTTATTACTACATCAGTAGAAAATAATCTTCTTAGTCTACCAAATAATGAAGTGTCTGCCATTTTTATAGTATATATAATAAATATTAATTAGCCCAATAACCAAGAGATATCCTCTTTATCTCCATATGGATTTTCCATTTCGTATGGGTTTATGTTTGGTTTTCCACCTTGATAAATGTTAGGTGCTTGATAATTTGTTGAATGTATTCCTCCTAGTGCTGCTCTTGCCATATCTACACCTTGTTGTTTAAAGTGTAAAGCTGTATCTCTTAAAAACATTCCTATTCCTAATGCCATAGTTAAATCATCGTTGTAACCTGATAATGCTTGTGCTTTTCCATTTTTCCACACAAACGTTCTTAATTCTTCTAATAATCTTTTAGAACGAAGAGTAACAGATTTCTCATGAAGGTACGAAACCATTTTGGAGACAACAAGTGGTCTCGTCTTCATTGATGTAGTAAATCCAGGAACCATACCTTGCCCATTTTCAAATCTAGATAGATATTGATCGGCATTGGTCATTGATACATCCATTTTAGGAGAATAATATAAATTTCTATAACCTCTATCTATTAATTGTTGGATTACAGCCCAACCTATATTTGCATTTTCTACTACTAATAAAGCATCATTATATTCTGTAGCTATAGCAAATAATAAATTTCCATAATCTTTAGTTTGAACCTGTGCTTTAAACTCAGCTACTTGTGTTGCTTCTTCTATATCAAATATATGGAATGCAGAAAAATCATTACCATCACCTCTAGCAACATCAGCTACTACTATATAATCTTTAGAATAATCAGGTATTTCCCATACCCATAAATTTCCATCTATACCTCTACGTTCAACAGGTTCCTGAATGTAAGTGCTTTCATAAAAATTTAATACATCGGGTTCTATAACAGTATCACCTGAGGTGCTAAAATCACAATCACATTCCTGTGCGGCCATTCTAGGTCCTAATACTATATCTTGTTCATCTCTCCATTCTTGGTTTCTTTCTGGGTGGACAGTCCATGGTAACCTAATTGGTAAAAATGTATTTTCTCTTGCTTCTGCTTTAGCCCAAGTTGAATGAAACCAATTACCAGTACCATAAGGTGTTGATAGTGCTATACACCCACCACCAGTGGCTAGTGTTTGTTGTGCTGAGGCAAATATTTCGTCAATACCATCAATAAAAGCGGCCTCATCAATTAATAATAATGATACTGCTTCACTCCTACCTGCGTCCTGGCTTGCTGCTACTGCCTTAATTTGTGATCCATTTGCTAAACGTAAAGATAGTTTATTATGTTCTGTAGTTTTTATTTGTAACCATTTTGGTAGTTGGTCATATGCAAACCTTACTTTTGTTACCATATTTTTAGCAGTTTCTTGCTTAGTTGCTATACATAGTACGTTTTTATCTTTATGAAATAACATCATCCATAATGAATAGGCTGAACATAAAGTTGATATACCTAATTGTCTTGATTTATTTATTATAGTATAATCTTCAGTATTCATGTGAGTAAGAACTTTCTCTTGAAATGGATAAAGATTAAATTTAATTCTACCCCTTTGTGGATGTTGGATAGTATAATACTTTTTCATAAAGTATATAGGATCCTTAGCACACTTTATAAATTCGGATTTGATTATATGTTTTAAATCCTCCGCCATTATTGTATTAATAATAATAATATAGCTGCCCCACCTACCATAGAAGTAATTTGATATAATTTTTTAAGACGTCTTTCTTTTTTATATGCTTTTTCTAATTCTTTAGACATATCTTTTGAAGTATCTAATTGTTCTTCTTTATTTGATAACATTTGTTGATAAGTTGAAATTTGAGATCTTAAATTAGTATTTAACTCACTTTGGGTACCAACTTTTTGATTTGTTTCTTTAAGGATTTGTTGTAATGTCTCTATCTCCATGTAAGAGGCATCAAATTTAATTAGGTCCTGTATTACTAATTTAGCAACAGGTTTAGTTAATTGTATCTTGGATGAATCTATAGCGGTTTGTGAAAAACCACTCCAACTCACTATCACTAAGATCATTAACAGCTTTAATTTTAGCTTCTGTTTCAATTTTAATAACATCAATTTGTCTATTTAAGTTATCAATTGTCTTATCATAACTAGATAATTTAGTCTCTAACTG